TATCCTTCTATTATGATGGCACACAATCTCTGTTATTCGACATATGTGATGGATGAGAGGCGTTATGGTAATATCCCTGGTGTTACTTATGAAACCTTCAATATTGGTGACCGAACATACAAATTTGCACAAGGTGTTTCAAGTCTTTTACCAGCCATTTTGGCGGAGCTTAAACAGTTTCGTAAAAAAGCAAAAAAAGATATGGCAATGGCGACTGGTGGAATGAAGGAGGTATATAATGGTAAACAATTGGCGTATAAGATTTCTATGAACTCTGTGTATGGTTTTACTGGTGCTGGTAAAGGTATCCTTCCATGTGTACCTATTGCATCTACAACAACATGTAGGGGTCGTGAGATGATCGAGGAAACCAAAGCATATGTGGAAAAGAATTTTCCTGGTGCAAAGGTCAGATATGGTGATACTGATTCAGTGATGATAGAGTTTGATGTTGGTGATCGTAAAGGTGAGGAAGCTGTCGAGTACAGTTGGGAAGTTGGGGAGAGAGCAGCGGAGGAGTGTAGCGCCCTTTTCAAGAAACCAAATAATTTGGAATTAGAGAAGGTCTATTGGCCCTATTTCCTATACTCGAAGAAGAGGTACGCAGCTAAGCTGTGGACAAAGGGTAAAGATGATAAAATGCATATGGACTACATTGATATCAAAGGACTTCAGGTTGTTCGACGGGATAACACACCACATGTCCGTGCGGTGTGTAAAGAATTATTAGATGTCGTTCTAGAGTCGAGTGATACGGGTCCACCGAAGGAACTTGCACGGGCGAGAGCAATGGAACTTCTTTCAGGGGATATAACAAATGATAAATTAGTGTTAAGTCAGGGTTTATCAGACAGTTACAAAGTGAATGGTGAACCAGTTTCTATTACAAGTTCTCGAATTAATGATATAAATCAAGCGCATGTACAAGTAGTTCGTAAAATGCGAGAGAGGAAGCCTGGTTCTGAACCACAATCTGGTGATCGTGTACCCTATTTACTTGTAAATACGGGGGATCCAAAGGCGAGAGCTTTCGAAAAGTCTGAAGATCCTGTGTTTGTCGAAGAACATAACATTCCCGTGGATTACCATTATTATTTCGTAAACAAGTTCTTGAATCCTGTATGTGATCTTCTTGAACCATTATTTGAGAATCCGAAACATAGTATCTTTGGGGATATCATTTCTCAACACCAACTTCCGAAAAAGAAAAAGGAACCGACATTTAGTGGTATGAAAAAAGGTGAACTTGTTGAGGAGTGTAAAAAACGAAATATAGATTTTAATGGTACGATTGTAGATTTGAAACAAAGACTGAAAACAGATGCGGTTAAACAAAATTCAATTGAAGACCTATTTAAAAAATACGAGCAAGATACTATTAAGGAATGACATTACATATCAAACTAACGGAATTATTTGAGAAAGAAGTGAGTGAGCGCGTGAGCACTTTGTTAGGAGAATATGCTGAGACCATTTCAAAGAAGCATGCGGTTCCACTTGACATGCTTTTGAGGGATCTTCCAGTTGTCTCGGCTATATCACTTTGTAAAGGTACGAAATCGAATGGGCAACGATGTTTGTTCCGGGCAAATGACGGAGGATATTGTAGACATCACGTAACACAAGGCAACAATATCAAAATGAGATCACTTTCAAGTTCGAATCTGCATACACATGGTCCTGAAAAAATGTATGTTAGGGGATGTCCGGGTTGTGAGAATTCAAAAGAGCTTATAGATTTGGGTTCTATACTCAGTAATGAGTAAAAGTGGTATTCTACTAACATCAATTAACACATTCTATAACGAAGAAGAACACCGATCTAAATTAATGAACATTTTGAATAAATCTACGGGTATATCACTCCGAAATCTGGAGTGGTTCATCACAAACTATGCAAAAAAAAATAACATTTCATACACTACAAAAGATGGAAAGTATTTCACTGTACACTGTGCATATAAATCAAGTCTCGATGGATATAGTAAAAAATTATTTGACCCATTCTGTCGTTCTGAAAAGTTTCCTTATAAAGTTCCGGGTACATCTCATGAAATCCAAACAACCTTGGCACAGTTGAACTTCATCAAATGGTGTATTAAAAATAATATAATCGACTACATCTCTACCAACAAGGGTTCATTGTTTAGTAAGCAACTGACATAAACCCCTTATCAAATATGAATGTTTGATATCCTGTGTAGTACATCTGTAAAGAGTACGTTTTTGTTGTCACATCTACCAATGATCCCACGCGTGTATCCAATTTCACTTCTATAGACGTTTTTTCTGACTGTATCTGACTAAAATCCAAGTTCCCCGATGGTTCCACATTTACCGGATTCATCGAGAAACTATATGTATATATATTTCTAAACGGTCTCGCAAGTCTATTTCTGAAAGGAATAAGATACTTGTAATAACTATGATTTGTATTGGAAACATTTGGTAACTTGTTACCATTGATGTAAAAACTTGCATGTTCCAAAATGGGTTCAAAAAATGTTTGAACTTCATCAAAGTTTACATTTGAAGAAAAGTTGAAACGATTTTGAGAGTAATAGTTCTCTGTATCACTCGGATCACCAATCGCTACATTCTCATTCTCATAGAGTGTATTTCTCAAAAACCAATGAAAACATTTCACAGGTATGTTCGGAACTAAATTTGTTCGAATAGTATCTTTCCCAATTTCACTAACAGTTGTTGGATGTTTTCTAACGAGATCTGTGATAAATGTTTGTCTCTCATTTGCAAGATATCCTCGTTCATCTGGATTGACAGTGATTTCTTCAGTTATTAATTTAAAGTTGTCGAGGTGAATGAGTTGCGTTCTATCCGTAAAGAATGACTGCTTATGAAAATCTAATTCAAATACAATCTTCTGTTTATGTATCGCACAAACGGGGAAGTAGGGGCGATTTGGTTTATTAGAGGAATACTCATCACTGGCAAACTTTCTCGAGAAAAAGAAGTGAAGTGGGATTGTAAGATCTGAATCATATTGAGCGAGTGCGGGATACACTGTAGAGTCATCGTAACCAATATTTCTATTTATAAGAAACCTATTTGCAACCTTTTCAGAAATTTCTAAATAAAGCTCATCATATATAACACCCCAATCATCATGAACCTTCTCAACTTCTATATCATCGACATACAATGTAATACTTTTGAGAATGTGACGACCCAATTGATCTGCATAGTTTCCAACAGTTGGATTTCGAAGACCGGGCATTTTCACACTTAACCACATATTACTCAAAAGGTCCCCCATGTTCTGTGGATTAAACTCAACTTTAATCGTCTGTCCAAAAGGCCAATTGTCACCTACTTCATCAGGTCTGGGATTGACGATAACACGACTTCTGTGATATTTTCTAAATTCAGAATGTCTTTTATCTTCTTTGTAATTAAAGAATGATTCTTCAGGGTCTTTGGAAAGAAGGTGTGTATCTTGCTTTCCAATAGCCTTTAGGGAAATCTTAGCGGCTTCACCCATATCTATCTACTACTTACATATTTTTAATATCATTTTTCCACATCGTGATATGACTTATCTTCATCATCTTCTCCAAATCCTCGTTCGCCTGTTTCGCCTCATCCATAAGCGCCCTGACGCGCTCGTCTGTATACTCAACAGTCCTGATATTGAGAAGGTAGTCTAATGACCCATCAATCTTCGGGAAGGTTGAGGACATTTCATCCTCCAAGTCTTGCTTCTTCCTCTTGAATACCACGAGTTTACCCTCGATGACCATAGAAACAAACTTTGATTTGTGGCTACACATCTCAGTCTTCTTTTGAAGCACATCGATGAGGTGCGCCTTCCTCTTCTTATAGTGTTCTGTACGGAGTTCCACAAAGTCTTTGAGAATCTCCTCGGGGCTCGCATACTTGTGAATACCCTTCGTTGGGTGAAAGAGATGCATGTTTGATACACGGAAGGTCTTTCTCAACTTGAGATCTTTGAGTAAATCTTTCCCTGCATAGTCCATGATTTCAAAATGAACATCATCTGTGGTAGAGTTATTGGTGTACCCCCCAATCATCTTCTTTTCCACGAGACCGTCGAGGTACTCCTTATAGTCTTGGGTCCATCGTCCAGGTGGTAATTCAGTGACCACAATATTGGTTCCAGACCAATTCCATACACCTTCCATCATCCATGTGTCTTCCTCCTTGTGTACCACCCCCTTGAAACCCCTGAACCAGGGTCGCATAGCGACGATTTCCTCACCACTCAAAATCCGTTTGATGTTCGCCTTGATATCCTCAGGGTTGAAAGGTGGTACATAGCAACTGAAACCTGTACCAATCCCTTCTGTCCCATTCACCAAGACCATAGGGAGTGTTGGCATGTAAAAGTCGGGTTCGATGGAGCGACCATCATCATCCAGGTAGTTGAGAATTGCATCATCCCTGGGATCGAAGAGTTTCCTCGCATCCTTGGTAAGCTTCGTGAAGATGTACCTCGTTTGGGACGCATCCTTACCACCCATAAGCCTCGTACCAAATTGACCACAAGGCTCCAAAAGATTGATATTGTTAGACCCTGTGTAATCATTCGCCAACTTTACGATCGTATCCGCCAAAGAAACTTCACCGTGATGATAAGCACTCTTCTCCGCCACAAATGCTGCCAATTGGGCAACCTTCATCTCATCCTTGAGATTCTTCTTGAAGCATGCAAACATAACCTTGCGTTGGGATGGCTTGAGACCATCAGCCATGTGCGCGATGGAACGCTTGAGATCAGCGAGACTGAAGTTCACCAAATCCTTATGCACAAAGTCTGTGATGTCCAACTGCTTCACACTCCCATAGGGTACTTCAAGTTGGTTAGCATCTTTGGCAGTATTCTCAAGAAGCCAAACTTTTCGAGCATCCGCCTTCTTCTTGTCAAAAGCGAGGATGATCGAGGCATCTGTCATCTTATCCATATCAAATCGAACAGTCAAGTCTTGAATCTGTTTGAAGTACTCACGAGCCTCCGCCGATGTAGAAGTACCCAAACCCTTATAGTACTTCACTTTCCACCCTGGCTTCCCATCACCATACCAGGTCCTAAACGCGGAGTCAGTGTAGAAAGACTTGGTCTGTGAAGCCTTTGTCGCCTTGATGATTGGTGTCACCATACTCACCACAAAGTTGAGCTTGAGGAGGCTCGGCCAGAAATAGTGAATCATGTTTAGGATAAGACCCTTGATGTGAGACCCATCGTTATCAGCATCTGTCATGATCATTAAGCGTCCATAGCGAAGCTCTGAGAGATCCTTGTAGTCCTTACCCTGTTGGAGACCCAAAATCTTCTTGAGGTCATTGAACTCCTGGTTCGATGTGAGTTGCGACACAGAGACATCCCTCACATTCTTACACTTACCACGGAGAGGGAAGACACCATAGTGGTCTCTACCAACCACCGAGAGACCAGCGACCGCCAAAGTCTTTGCTGAGTCACCCTCGGTTACAATGAGTGTACACTCCTTCGAATGTTTGGTTCCCGCCTTATTAGCATCATCCAACTTTGGGATACCAGTAATAGTAGACTTGCGAGCACCATCAGACTTCTGGAGTTCCTTCATCTCCTTAAACCTGGAGAGTGCCAGGAGTTCATCAGCGATCCCAGTCTTGAGAGCGTTCTTGATAAAACTTTTAGGTGCTTCGAACTTACTCCCAAAATTTGGAGACTTTGAGGTACACTCAGACTTCACCTGACTGGAGAATGTTGGATTCTCTAGGGTTGCCTTAACGAAGATAGTAAAAGTATTCTTGACCTGTTGAGGCTTCAACTTAATCTTCTTCGCCATTTCATCGATGATACC